TAAAATTTTTGAAGTAATAACTGCATCAGCAGCTATCTTTGTAGCAGATACAGAACCATCAGGTAATGTAACTGTTTTAGCAGATATATCTAATGTTCCTGCAAGTTTATCAGCTGTTACATTTGCATTTGTAATTTTAGCTGTAGTAACTGCATTGTCAGCAAGATTACCAGAATCAACTACTTTTGCAGGAAGTGAAGTATTTGATTTGGATAATGCACCAACATAAATTGTTAATGTTTCACTTGATAAAGAACCTGAATCCCAGGTTACATTTACAGTTGTATTTGAAGAAAAAGATGAACTAGCAATAGTTCCATATATAGTTCCTGTTGAACTACCAACTGCTTTAATTCTTCTATCTGCGTGATAGACTCCTGTTACATTTGAACCATTAATTGTAAAAGATGTTCCACTAGCATAAGCTGCTGTGAAAGATCCATCACCATCTCCATATATGACCCATTGCGAGTCATTGTACCATTCTCTAATATCAGCAGTTACAGCTCTAAAGGCATTGTTAATATTTGAAGGCAACATACCTTCAGCAATAGAAACACCTCCTACCGAAGTATTATTACCAGCTGTACTACTATAATCTTTTATCCCTGCCATTTAATCTCCTATAAACCAACTGAATGCTTTATCATTCTCTGTATTATTTTTGTTAATTAATTCGTTTACACTTTGTTCTAATTGTCTTTGAAAATATTCTTGTGATTCCATAGAATATCTTACGTTATCTATATTAATTTCATCACTCATCTTGTACCTGCTCTTACTGCAACCATATCTACTCCTTGTGCATGAGTAAATGTTGTACCAGCTGCTACTTTAACATTAGCTCTAATATATCTTCCAGACTTTCTTACTGGATTCATACCACTAGCATTTTGTGTTACTGAACTAGATTCAGTTTCATCATCAGCTATTCTTTCTCTACTTTTAACTGTAATTGTAGATACAGCATCAACAATAGGTCTAACCCCTGTTATGTTTGCTCTTTGTCCAGGAAATGGTTCCATTTCACTTGTTTCTACTTCACATTGATTAGAATTTCCACTAAAAATTGCAGCTTTATAATCTTCATTAATAGCTCCTAAGAACATTTGTCCACCATTCCAATAGTCAGTATCTAATGCAGCATTAATGTTTTCCAAATTTTCTGAAATAATATCCATTAATTCTACTGTAAAAGCTCCTACAAATTGTGGAAACAATACGCTAGTTTGAGCTTCTGCTAATGACCATTTTTTAGTAGCATAATTATAGATTATAATTTTATCACAAAGTCCACCAGCTGCAGCACTATCCTTACTTGGATATGCCCACATAGCTAACTGATTAAATGGATCAGTAGCTGCTTTAATTCTATCTGTATATGCTTTGTTTAAATCTAAATCAAAAAATCTGTTTACCTTTTCAACTCCAATAGGCATAACTTGATCACCATTAATTTGGTAAAAACCATCATCACTGTAAAAAAATACTTGTCTATTGTCTTGACATACAGTTTGTCCATACATTGCACCTCTATTAGGTGAGATCACTGATAATCTAAATACTGTAGCTCCACCAACATAGTCCATACGAATTATTTGGTTTTGTCTAAATACATATCCTATCTCTCCAGATGTAATATGTACTATCTTTCCACCTGATCCTGGTAAATCTTGGTAATCAGATTGTTTACCTGACCAAGCTGATATGTCATTAATACCTGACCATTGTATTCTGTTTGTTGCATTAGTTATGTTTCCTACAACTAAGAAATCTCGAACAACTCCTGAAACTCTAAACAAAGGTGTAGTACCTGCTGTTTGTATTGCATTAAGATTTGCAAAGTTAGTAGATGTTCCCATTAAATAATATTGAGGTTGATCTACTCCATTACTTGCAATTACATAGTTACCAAATTGTGTAAATGTAAAAAAATCTGCTTCACCACCTGTTAAACTTCCTTTACGAGATGTAAATGTTCCAGATGCTAATTGATATATATCTGTTTTAGTTGCTACAAAGTTATAAATATTATTACTATTATCTCTAAAAGATCCTGCTCCTTTAGCATTCTTACCAACATTATTAGTACTATATGCTACAAGAGATGGAAACCTCTTATAAGTATTAGCTGCATGATATACGTTAGTAGCTACGTTAGCTCCCTGTTTTAAATGTTCAGGTTGATCTGGTAGCCATTCTCCAAAAGGTACTTGCATTATCTTTGCCTATAAAATGATAGATCTGTTTGAACATCAGTTCTTTGATGAACAGGTGCAGATCCATATGAATCTTGTTTATCGTTATTTTCACATCTTTCCATAGATGTTGCATACATTTGTAACCAATTCTGTACTTGTTGTGGATCTATTCCACCTAAAAAGTTAGCAGCGTGAAAAAGGGATCCATACAAATATATTCCAGGATGATTAGCGAGCACCCAATTGGATGTGTTAGAGTCGCTAAGAGCGTTAAAAGATTTATAATATGATAGCTTCCCACTATAAGAAACATCAGGAGTAGGACCAAATCTAAAAGTTTCTGATTCATTATCACTCTCTATTGTGTATGCTCTAGGTTTACCAGTTCTTGAACCACCTTTTATTTCATTCATGTTAGCTGGTGTAATATATTCCAAAGGATATTTTACTGAGCTAGATAATATGTAAAAAGATCTAACTGCAATAAATCCTGTAGGAACAGATACTTTTTCTGCGTTAATGGTAACATCATCAAATTGTTCCATTTGTCTAATTCTAAGTTTAGCATTAAAATCTGCTTCACATAACTTTATAAAATCGTCAGAAATCTCATCAGTTAAATCTGTTCTGTTTAACCAATTAGCTATTCCTGTTTTTAATTCTGCGTATGTTGATAATGCCATTACAATGATCCTTCTGCTGTTCTAAAATATCTAAACTCACTTGAGTTCAGTTTGATTCTCATAATTTTTCTTTGAATTTCTTTAGGCAAAGCAAACCAATTTCTACTTCCATTGTATTCATTTGCCCATACTTGTAAGACCAAAGGTGGAATACTTGCTACTCGTTTCATTTCTTTTTGAGAAGAAACCCATCCTTTATCATGATTGTATAACTCTTTATTTCTTTTCAACAAAGGATTTACATCTTGTTGATTATTAATAGTAAGTTTACCATCTGACTCTTGGATATACTTAGTCTTTATTCCAGCATCATATTCAACTGATCTTACTTTACCCATACTATTCTGATAGTTCTGTAACGTATAAATTTACTGATCCAATTACAGCTACTTTTTCGCCAGGCGAAACTTTAAAACATTCAGAAGATTTAGCTTCTAAAAATATTTTAGCATTAGTTGCTGTTGGAGCTGTTCCAAATTCGATATGACAATCAGCATCTGGTATAATTCTAACATATTCAATATTAGCACTAAAAGCAGATGAAGCTGCAGACGAACCAGAAGATGTAACCTTTTGCGTAGTTAGAGGTCTCATTGCGTAGTTCATATTTTGTTTCCTTATTGTTTAGGATTTGTTCCCAGAACGTTCCAGGAACATCACCTATATTAATTATCTTCTTATAACAAATGTTACACCAAGTTTTTTAGTTCCAGTAGAACCACCATCTGTAATCATTTCGATAGATCCACCTTCTTCAACTTGGTTAGCTGCTGTTGGTTCTGATGAATCAATTGTACCAGCTGCTGAACCTGAATGTGCAACAGTTATTGCTCCACCAGTAATCGCAGTTCCACCAATTTCAAATGATATTGCTGCGTTTCCACCAGATATAGCACCTTGTAAAGCAGTAATAATTTTAATTACTTTTCCACCATCAGGTACTGCAACATAAGTTGATGATGCTGTTGATATGTCAGCTATTTCAGCTGTTAAAAAATAGTCGTTTAATGTTCTCATTTTATTCCTTAATTGTTCCGATCTTAACCTATCTCAGATCTTCAATTGTTTGAAATACTGCTGGGCGAGCAGATTTAAGGTTACTCGCCCAAACAGTTAGTATTATTATGATGTTGTTAAGTCTGCAACTAAGCCTGAAGCTGCTTCATTTCTAGATTCTAGAGTCGCTTCTACTAAAAGCTGTCTTTTCTCTGAGTCTCCAGTTTTTGAAAGCTCATGCATAGAGAAGTCTCTTAAGAACGCAATTCCCCAATAGTTCATGTCAAGAACCCAAGCATCTCTATCTCTAGAGAATCTGTTAGGTACTACTTGCAATTGACCGAAGTCAGATGCGTATACATCAACTGAAGTGTATAAAGTTGCGTCTGCACCAGCATCAAATCTTGTGCTGTTTCCAGTGAATCCTGATAATTTTTGTTTATTAAAAGGACCAACCATAACCATAGTTGGATCTCCACCAGCATTCCACACTGATTTAATTACTGATTTTAATTGAGCTTCTGTGAACGCTCTCTGAGTACCATCTGTGTGAGCTGCATTTCCTGCACCTGCACCAGAAGCACCATCAGCTGCCATGTCATCGTTAGTAACGACCCATGATCCAAGTGTTCCCATTTTTCTTGCAGTAGAAGAACCACCAGTTACTTCAGCAATGTTGCCTGTGATAGTTGCTTCCATGTCTCTTTTTAGCTCTTTAGCTTTTTTAGCTATTTGGTAAGCTAATTCAGATGCTCTACCTGCTTTGTCTACTGCTTCTTGTGTACCAGTAATAACTACAGTTTTATCCATAATTTGAGTACTGTTTGAAAGTCTAGTAGTTGCAGTTGATGCATCTAGAGTTGCTTCATCCCCTTCAATTACAGCGTTGTTTGTAACTGCTGCAGCTAAAGAGTCTGTTTGCCATTCGTGTAATACAGCTGTTGCTGCAGTTTTTGCAGCTGAGCTTAGGAATGGCGTGTCTGTAGGAGAGATGTTATAAATAACATCAGAAAGATCTTCTCTTTCCCCTACTGAATCGTACGTGTCAAACGTATTAGTTGGTTGTGCCATTGTTTTTTACTTTCTTTGTTGAGATTTAAGATTAATCATATCCATTATAGCACTCTGGGCATCTTTAATGTTACCAGTTTTGCTTAATCGATTGATTTTATTTCTTATGCCTTCTCTACCAGAACTCGTGGATGATTTTGCAACACCAGCTTTTACAACTTTTGGAGC